GATTTTTTTTTGTTTTTTTTTTTTTCTCCTTTTCCTATAATATAATATTGGAACAGTTCTACTTTATGTGAAAGTAGGTTGAGAATTTAGGGTGTCAAGCAGTTTCGTCTGCACACCAAAACGAGTTCCTATGCGTATTTGCGGTCGTTACTCTCCTATTCGAGTTCCTGTGCGTATTTGCGGTCGTTGCTCTCCTGTTCGAATTTCTGTGCGAGTTCCTGTGCGAGTTCCTGTGCGTATTTGCGGTCGTTGCTCTCCTGTGCGAGTTCCTGTGCGTATTTGCGGTCGTTGCTCTCCTGTTCGAGTTTCTGTTCGAGTTCCTGTTCGAGTTCCTGTTCGAATTTTTGTGCGTATACGCGGTCGTTGCGCACCTGTACAAGTTCCTTCACGAGTTCCTGCGCGTATTTGCGGTCGTTGCTCTCCTGTTCGAATTTGGCGAATTGTTGAGCCTGTTCATTAACAGGTTCATAATCGTGTTTATGATCGTCGGCATATTCGGTAGCGAACATCGTAGACTCGGCGAACATCGCAGACTCGGCAAGGGCACGAGTGAGTTCAGTCAATTCAGATTGCATTTGAGTAGACTCTGTAAGAATACGATTCAAAAGAGATGTGTTGAAAGCTATAAGAATATAGACACTGATTTATGTAAGACGGTAAAAAGTCAATTTTCAATATTTTTTACCGTTATTTTAATCGTTATCGCTACAATTAATAAATAAATATATTTAAATTTAATATAGATGTTTGCAACTTTTATTGATAAATATAATCCTGCCGTTATTATTAAATTTTCGAATAAATGTGGTTATTTAGAACAAGATTTTTTCGATAATTATTTAAAAGATTTTAGAGCTTTATATGAACGTCAAGAAAATTTTAATATTTTAATTGATGGGAGAGATGTAGAAAATTTTCCAATAAGTTATGCTATGCAACACGCTACTTTTTTAATAAAACATAAATCATTAACAAAACAATATATCAAAAAATCAGCAATAATATTAAGTAATTCAACAATGGAAAGTATAATAAATGTAGTTTTATCAATGTATAAACCAGAATCTGATTTAATAGTAACAAGAAATTTTCGTGAAGGTCTGATGCATGTTTTGGATACAAAAATTGAATAATTTATTAACCACACTCATAAATTTTACATAATTCATGAATTAATTGTCCTACTTCAACAGGATTAATATTTAATATTAATTGATTTAGTTTATTAATATCTTCAATCGATATAATATCTACAAATTCACTTATTTTATTATAACGATGTTGAAAATCTTCACTTTGTATAATATCTGACAAGTTATCAAGTTGATCACTATCTTGATTAAAACGGATATATGCTTCATTTAGTTGATTATTTATTCTTGGAATATATGGAATATATGTAGAAATTTTTTCAGCATACATTTTCATAATTAACATATAATGGATTGTTAAACAATTTAGTATAAAACTAATTATTACCAAAAGTAACAGTAATGTCTTAAATTTATTTATTTTTTTTATTGTATTATAACTTCTCATGATACAAGAATCATCTTCCGATACATGAGTAAAGTATGCTAAAGAGCCTGGTTGTTGAATTGTTTCTTTTGATTTTTCCTCTTGGGTTTTATCATATTCTTTGTTTTCTTCATAATAATTCGTTGTATAAAATTTATCATGTTTTAATGGCATCATTTTTTTAATTTTTTAACATAAATATATTTTAATCAATTTTTTTAATTAATAAATTTAACTACTTGACAAAATTTTAATTTCATGCGATAATCGAGTATCTAATTTAAATAGATGAAAAACTTTACTTAAATTATGGACAGATTTGTAATCCAGTCCCAAATATATTTAGTGTGTGTGTTAAATAAATTTTGTCGAATAAATAAAACATCTTTCCATTTAGAGACAATTTTATCAGGATTGTCAAATCATATGAGATTTTTTCTATGGGGGAAAGTCGGCCACGAACGGCCTCATTGTCGGTAGTGGTCAACTCAGTTTTGAACTGGGCGTACCACCGGACGGGTGTGTGTAGCGCGTGCCTACACATCTCTCTCGGCGGCGACGAAGTTCTCGTAATCGTTGCGGATGGCGTTGTCGATGATGACGGATGCCTCGTAAGCGACCTTGGTGGTCTTCGCGGCGATATCATCAATCCATTCGGCAACAATAGAGAGCTTGTCGAGGGTTTCGTAAGCAACCGAAGTTACTTTGGTCTCGTGTTCGGTAATGTCCTGGTGAAGGATTTCCCAAACATTGTTGGCGGCTTCATTGACGTGGGTCAACATAATCTCGGTGAGAACCGAGATTTCGGCACTCGCCGCCCAAACGTCGTATGCGGCCTTGTGGGCAACCTCGTCATCACCGACATCGAGGCCGACCTCGTAGGTGTCATCAATTGCAGCCACCTTGGTGCGGTTGGCAAGGGTATCGGCAACCAGCGTGGTGATTGCGGTATTGATTTCGTCGATGGTCATGTGTTCCATCAGAGCAATATCTTTTTCAAACGTTTAGAACAAAAGAGTCAGAACGTGAGAGTTAGAGTATTAATGCATTGGTAATCATAAAATCAATTTTTTTTTAATATATTTGTTATTTAATTTTATTAAAAATAAAAATATAGAATTTATTTTGAGATGAATAAATTATGTTTTTTATAATTAAAAATATGTAACAATAATATAATATATTATATTATATTTACTACAATGATATTAGCAAAAACAATAGAAGAAAAAAAACCAAAGGAAATAATAACTCATGAATTTCAAGTTGAATATACTTTTGATGAAAGAGTAAAAGAATCAAAAAATATTCGAGAAAAATATCCTGATAGAATTCCAATAATTCTTGAGAGAGCATTAAATTCTCAAACGGGACTTCCAGATATAGATAAACATAAATTTTTAGTTCCACGTGATATAACTGTTGGTCAATTTTTGTATGTAATTCGTAAAAGAATTAAATTAGATTCAAAAGTTGCATTATTTATATTTATTAATAATGAATTACCTGTAACATCATCATTAATTGGAAATATTTATGATGAAAAAAAACATACCGATTATTTCTTATATACAACATATTCTGGTGAAAATACTTTTGGATAAAATAATAAATTTCGAATTCGTTTATATACTATTTAGTTATAAAACTAAATATAGATTGTAATTGAGCAAAAATATTTTATAAGTTCCAGATATCGATATCTGGAAGACTCGTTTCTAAAAGAGAAGTTTTTGTCTCCAAAAATAGAGACTTTGCTGTTATTTTTTAGTTTTATTGTTAAAAATATAGTTAAAAATTTTTAACTATAAAAAATCACGACTGGATACAAGACGTAAGATTAGTTAATATTATTTTTTGAATAATGTTAGTAATTATCAATATAATGGTATAAATATTTTTGGATTAAAAATATAGATTAAAAATATAGAATAAAAATTTTAAAATCAAATTAATTTTAAAATTGAATTTATCTGTTATTATAGTAGTGATAATGTCTTCTTATAATAAACAAGAAAGTCTTTCAAACGATACTATGGAATATTCCCAAATGTGTAAAAATAGTTGTGGTTTTTATGCATCAAACAATTTAGAAAATTATTGTTCTCAGTGTTATAAAAAAATTCATCCAGTTAAGATGGATATATGTAATGTAAAAATAAATACTAATAATAAAATATCTGAAGAAAAAAACATTGAAATTGAAAATAAAACGAACGAAAATAAATGTAGCCAAAATATAAAAAAACGAAAAAGAATTCGTTGTAATATATGTAAAAAGAAACTAGTTTTATATACACAATTTGAATGCCCTAATTGTAAAACAATAACTTGTTCTGTTCATCGTTATCATGAAGAACATAATTGTCCACATTTAGATGAAATGTTAGAACGTAAAAGTAAACAACTAAAAAAATCACTACCGATGGTTATTGCCTCAAAGATTGAAAAGTTATAAATAATTTTATATTTTCAGTCCATGATTGAAAAATTAATATTTTGATAATTTAATCTACAAATATATCTTTATATATAGTAATATATTCTCATATGTTATCATCATCTGATGAAATTTTCTTTATTTTTGATTTGGAAACAAATGGATTACCATGTTCATCAAATTTTGGATATAAATTTGTAAATAATTGGCCCAAAATAGTTCAAATAGCATGGGGATTATATAATTCTCAGGGTCATAATTTAGTATTTAGGAATTATATTTTAAAACCGGTTGATTTTACAATTTCGAAAGAATCAACAAAAATTCATGGTATTTCAAGTAATTTTGCTAAAAAGAATGGTATAAAGATGCATAATATTTTGAAAATAATTCAAAACGATTTAAAAAAATCATCTTTCATTGTGGCTCATAATTTAAATTTTGATAGAAATACGTTATTATCAGAATTTACAAGAATTGATAGAAGTGATTTGATACATTTATTTGAAACTAAAAAACAAATATGTACACTAAAAGAAACAATTGATTTTTGTCGTATAAATGGTTCTCCAAATCCCTATAGTTTATACAAATGGCCAAAATTAGCAGAATTATATAAAAAATTATTTAATAAAAATATAGAAAATGCTCATAATGCTGAATATGATGTAAAAAATTTATCTACATGTTTTTTTGAGTTATTAAAACGTGGTATAATTCGTTTATAGGATGTCAAGTTTTACAGAATCTTCTTCTGAATCTTCTTCTGAATCTTCTTCCAAATTTTTTTCTTCTGAATCTTCTACTGAATCTTTTTCCAAAAAATTTTCAGTAAATTGACTGATTGAAATATTCTTATTCTTATTTTCAATAAGAGTTTGGTCATTGTTTATTAATTCGTGAATATTTGGTAAATTTTTACTATATATTTGTATCAATTTATCTAATTTATCTTCAATTTTTATTAATTTTTTATTAATAAAATTATTAGAAATATTATTATTAGATTGTTTTGATAATGAATTACTATTACTATTACTATTACTATTAC